GTGGAGATGCCTATATAATAGACACTAAGTTTAGAGACTTTTTAGCTACTTGGAAAGAATATAAAAATGATATTGAAATTCCAGGTGATGATGATTTAGAATTATAAACCAAAAAACCAATAATTATGTCAGAACAAGTGAACGATCAAATTACAGATCAAAAAGCACCAAGTAAAGAGGAATTAATTACTTTCTTTAAAGAACAGATTGATGTTAAGAAGGTACAATTAGAATTGCAAGAACTTAACACTAAGTTAGCTGTAGCTAGAGCTGAAGAGCTTAAAGCTTTAAGTTTCATTGGACAAATAACTAATCCAGCTGCTCAACAAAATGGTCCTACAAAACCTCACACAGTTACACAAGATGATTTGGATGCAAATCCAGAACTTATTGAAGCTGGTGTAAAAGTAGGAGATGAAGTGTTGATTCCTGCTGATGCAGAAGTTGAGTCAAAACCAAGAAAACTTAAAAAAGAGAAAGTATAATGGCTGTTGTAAATCAAATAGAAAAGAAAATGATGATGACTAACTGGGAAGTTGTAAAGTACCAGATAGTCACTTATTGTTATATTTCTAATATTCAAGTGAGTGAGGCAGACTTAAACTGTCTCACTTTTTTGGCTTTAGAAGGAGAGCAAGAACTCACTTCTTTTTGTTCTAAAGTATATGATAAAAAAATATTTTCTTCTCCTCAAAGTACTAGAAATTCTATTACTAAATGTGAAAAGAAAAACCTTATTGTAAAGGAAGGTAAGAATAAAAAGAAAATATCTATTAATCCAGATATGAAGTTATTGTCTTCAGGAAATATATTACTAAACTTTAAAATACTTTCTGTTGCGTCCAAAGAAAGCTAAAGATTTTATTCCTAACATATCTTCTAATTTAGGATTACCAGAAGATTGTGTAAATGATATTATTATATATTATTGGGAAGAAATAAGAAAAAGTATGTCTTCGTTAAAACATCAAAGGATTCATGCTACTAATCTTGGTGACTTCACGGTTAAACATTGGAAGATAGATGAGAAAATAGAAAAGTTAGAAAGATGGGAAGAGAATAATAAACTAAAAGGTTTACAGGAAATGACAGCTAGATTTAAAATAGTTGAAAACCTATTTGATCTTAAGAGTATTAAAAAGACAATACAAGAAGAAACCCAACGTAAAGATTTTATAAAACTTCATAAACATGAGTCTAAAAGAAAACATAATAAAAATTTGGAAAAGCAAAAACCAGATAGTGGAGGGGATAACGAATAGTATATTTAAGAAGGAAGATGTAGAAGAGATTGCACAACAGAGAATGCAAATTTGCATAAAATGTGAACTTTATGATGTGCAAGGTGAAGGGTGTTTTGTTAAAGGAACCCAGCCTTGTTGTAATCAAGATAAAGGAGGATGTGGATGTTCCCTATCTCTAAAGACAAGAGCACTTAGTTCAGATTGTCCTCTTGGTAATTGGAAAGCAGAACTAACAGAAGAAGAAGAAGACCAATTAAATCAAAAACTAGGAATATGAGTATATTAAAGTTTACAGCTCATGATCATAAATACCGTAGTGAAGATGGTGCAGACTGGCTGAGTGTAACTAGTTTTATTAGTAATTTTAAACAACCTTTTGATGCTGATGGTATAGCTAAAAAGTGTTCTACTAATAAAAAAAGTAAGTGGTATGGTATGACTCCTGAGGAAATTAAAGAAGCTTGGAAATCTGAAGCTAACCGAGCTACCACCTTAGGAACATGGTATCATAACCAACGTGAAGCTGATATATGTGGAATAGAAAATATGGAAAGATATGGCCACACTGTTCCTATATTTAAACCTATAGAAGTAGATGGTATTAAGCACTCTCCTAATCAAAAGCTTAAAGATGGCATCTATCCTGAACACATGGTATATTTAAGATCAGCTGGTATATGTGGTCAGTCTGATTTAGTAGAAGTGATAAATGGTGTTGTACACATCACTGATTATAAAACTAATAAAGAAATTAAAGTTGAAGGATTTACTAATTGGGAAGGAGTCACTCAAAAAATGTCTCCTCCTGTCAGCCATCTTGATGATTGTCATCTTAACCACTATGCTCTTCAGCTTAGTTTGTACATGTATATTATTCTTAAGCATAACCCTAAGCTTAGTGCAGGTACCCTTACTATTCATCATATATTATTTGAAGAATCAGGAAGAGATCGTTTTAATAATCCTATATCTGCTTTGGATAATAATGGTGATCCTATTGTAATGGATATAGTGCAGTATGACCTACCCTATCTTAAAAAAGAATCTATTGATATTATACATTGGTTAGAAGATAATAAACATAAATTAAAAACTAAACACTAATGTCAGAAGAAAAATTATATACAATGTTTGAGCTTATTGAGCAGTATAAAAATGGTACTCTACCTGAAGATGTAGTTGTATTTAAATATTTAACTAAGACAGGACATGGATTAATTCATAGAGATGAAATAAAAAGAGAAGCTATTGTAAATGGTATATATGCAACTATGCACCAGGATAGAATAATAGGAGCTAAAACAAGACCAGAGAATAATGTTAAATAGTAACATAGATAATATAAAGTGTTATGTAAGGCTTTCTCATTTTACAAAAAGAGAAGAAGATAGTAATACTTTTCATAGTGTATATCTTTTTGGTATACAATCTGTATCTAATAAAATACTTACATTTCATGGGATGACTGACTATGGAATGTTAAGATCTAGAATTCCATTAGATCAAATATTTTTTACAGATGCACCTAGTTCTGATGTTCCTGCTCATTATAAACAACTGTGGGATTGTTTTAGTGAAAATGTAACTGTTATAAAGTATGAATACTTAGAAACAAAAAGATGTCAAGTGATTCTTAGAGATGGTTCTAAAATATGGGCTACATATTTATTCACTGTAGATTGGTTTGATAATAGTTATTCTGAACAACCTAGTGATTATAAATGTGGACATATTCTTGTAGCTGATGATGGATATTTATTATGTCAACCAAATAATAGAATATACTGGAAAGATTCTAATTGGATTACTAAAGATTTTCCTTTAAATCCTAGAGAAATAAAAGTTGATAATGAATTAAGATCTGTAGAAAATGTATCAGATAGATGGGTGAGTGAAGATGGAGATAATTATTATTATAATTTAAAAAAGATATGATTAGATTATTTGATGTACAGAATGGTAAAGCTATACCTTCAGAACATTGTTATACACTTAAGTTTCTTAAAGATATAATGGATGAACATCCAGATGACCATATACAAATATACAACTATCTATTTTATATGAGTTGTCCTAACCCAGATATGAACCCTTTCTTTGATATACCAGAGGAAGACAAAGAGCATTTTATTCTAAAAGAAATAGATGCTGATTTTAGTTTAGATGATGATAAGATTACACATGCATTAGCTATGTGTAAAAAAATGTATGAAACCCCCACCTATAGAGCTTATGAAGGAATTAAAATATTCTTAGACAATATGGCTAAGAGTATGAAAACAGAATCTCTTACCTTCGGTAGAGATGGATCTGCACCAGCACTTCTTAGAATGGCTGAGAAGTATGATGGTGTAAGACAATCCTTTAAAGGAGTATATAGAGACTTAATGGAAGAACAACAATCTTCTGTACGTGGAGGACAGAATCTAGCTTATGATCAATAAATTACATATCCCAATGCAAAAGAAAAAGAAAAAAAAGTTATTAAAAAAAATTAGAAAGATTGTATGTAAATCTATTAAAAAAGGATTTGAGAATATGGGGTATCCTATAGCTAAGTCAAAAGGACTTATTTAACTTTGTAGGGTGGTGAAACTGGCAGACACGTCCTTTGGTCTCAAGGATACATTTAATTGTATGTAGGTTCGACTCCTACCCCTACAGCTTATAAAATAAATAATATGAAAAAACAAGAAGTCTATCAAGATGTAGAACCATTTTATACTCCAAATGAATTAGCTTATTTGGAAGATTGGGTATTTCATTACAATTCATTTACTAGTCAATGGGCTGCTATTCCACGTGAAACATACACTGAGTATTGGAGTAATAGTAAAGCACCTGTTCTTAGAAGTAAACATTTAAACACCCTATTGGATTTATTACATAAGTCTAAAGGTGATGTTAATATCATAGAAGATTTAACTAGTGGAGAAATTAAATAACTACATAGAAGTACCCACCTACTCTAATGGTGCATGGACTGTCACTGAATTTCAAACTAGAGAAGAGTTTAGAGATTTTCTTGTTCCTTTATTTAAGGAACCAGGACAGTATGACTTTGATGAAGGTAGTTTGATATTTAATGCTGAAGGACGTAAGTTTCAAAAACAAGGATATTATTGTCAAGCTCCTTTAAAGAGTAAAGACTTTATTGCTTATTGGGATGACCAGAAGAATAAATGCCGTTATGGTATTATAGTTCATAGTGGAGATAAAACTTGGTATCTTACTAGAGATTATTATATGTGGTTAAACTTTCTTCCCATCTATGATAAAGAAGAAAAAAGGTTTGCCTTTGCTAAAGTGAGAGATGCCCAATACCACATGGCTCTATATGAAGTGTTAGGAGAGCTTTATTATAAACATGCTATTATTCTAAAGAAACGTCAGATAGCTTCTTCCTATTTTCATATGGCTAAGCTTCTTAACCAATATTGGTTTGAACAAGGTGCTGTGTTAAAGATAGGAGCTAGTCTTAAAGATTATATTAATGACAAAGGTTCTTGGAAGTTTCTTAATGAATATCGTAACTTTCTTAATGAACACACTGCTTGGTATAGACCAGCTGAACCAGATAAGGTGGGAGCTTGGCAACAACAGATTAAGGTTAGACAAAATAACCGTGATACTTATAAAGGATTAAAGTCTACTATATCTTCTTATTCTTTTGAGAAAGATCCTACAAATGGTGTGGGTGGACCTGTAACCTACTTTTTCCATGAGGAGGCTGGTATTGCTCCTAAGATGAATGACACTTATGGATTCATTAAGCCAGCTCTTAAATCAGGTCATCTTATTACAGGTCAGTTTATAGCTGCCGGATCAGTGGGTGATCTTGATCAGTGTGATCCTCTAAAGACATATATACTAAATCCAGAAGATAATGGATTCTTTGCTGTAGAATCTAATCTTATAGATAATAGTGGCACTGTAGGAAAGACAGGACTATTTATACCAGAGCAATGGTCTATGCCTCCTTATATAGACTCTTATGGTAATTCTAAAGTGGAAGATGCATTGGCTGCTCTTGATACAGAGTTTGAAAGACTTAAGAAAAACTTAGACCCAGCTGCATATCAGTTAGAAATATCTCAGCATCCACGTACTATAGAAGAAGCATTTGCTACTAGAAAGGTTAGTATTTTTCCTAGTCATTTGGTTTCCAGGCAGTTACAAAGGATATCTGAAAAAGAATATTCAGTGGAGTATATAGACCTATCTAGAAATGCTGAAGGAAAAATAGTAGATAAGCCTTCTAGAAAGCTTCCTATAATGGAGTTTCCTATATCTAAAAAGACAGAAGATAAGGAAGGTGTAATATGTATTTATGAACGGCCTCATAAAAATCCTACATTTGGTATGTACTATGCTAGTGTCGATCCTGTAGGAGAAGGTAAAACCACAACATCAGATTCTCTTTGTTCTATATTTATATATAAAAACCCTGTAGAGATTATTACAGATGAAGGAAATGGTAATGTAAAGAATAGTATAGAAAGAGATGGGATTGTAGCTTCTTGGTGTGGAAGGTTTGATGACCTTAAGAAAACTCATGAACGTTTAGAACTACTCATAGAATGGTATAATGCCTGGACATTAGTGGAGAATAACGTAGCTTTGTTTATTCAGTATATGATATCTAGAAAGAAACAGAGGTATTTAGTACCTAAGGATATGATATTGTTTCTAAAAGATATAGGAGCTAATAGAAATGTATTCCAAGAATATGGATGGAAAAACGTGGGTACATTATTTAAAGGAACCATCCTATCATATGGAATTGAGTTTCTTATGGAGGAGCTTGATACAGAAACACTTCCTGATGGTACTATAACTAAAATCATATATGGGGTGGAGAGAATACCTGACCCTATGCTTCTAAAAGAAATGCAAGCTTACAGAGAAGGATTGAACGTGGATAGACTTGTAGCTTTCTGTTCATTAGTAGCTTTTGCTAAGGTGCAACAATCTAATAGGGGCTTAGCTAAACGTATAGAAGTTACTAAAACGAATTTGGATAACTCCCAAAAATTTAGTAAATTAAATTGGAGTCCATTCAGACACATTGGTGGTTCAGGACCCAGTGGAAACATGGGTTTAAAAAGAACTGCATTTAAAAATATAAGATGATAACTATATACACACAGAAGGAATATACATTTACTTCCACTATCAGTGGGAGTATTACTTTTACAACACCTACTTATTCTAGTTAACTATGCAAATATATAATGCCTTAGACCTCAAAAACGGTAAAAAAGCTGAGTATAATAAGATGGGTACTCTCACCCAGCCTATTCAGTTTTTATCTGAAAGAGAAAAAGATGATGAATGGAGAGCTTGGAATCTTGACTGGTTAGAATGGCAGGGTATGAGACAGCTTAGACGTAATGCTAGACGTTTAAGTAAAAACTATAAACTAGCTAAAGGTATTATAGATAAACAAGATTATATTGTAGAGGAAGATAATGAGATGGCTGATTTGATTGATGTACTTACTAAAGAAGATACTTCAGCATTTGAACTTAAGTTCTATCCTATCATTCCTAATGTAATTAATGTATTAGCTAATGAGTTTGCTAAACGTAGTTCACGTATTATGTTTAGAGCTGTAGATGATACATCTTATAATGAAATGTTGGAAGAGAAACGTAAGATGTTAGAAACAGTTCTTTTACAAGATGCTGAAAAGAAGATTACAATGGCTTTGGCTGAACAGGGTCAAGATATGCAATCTCAAGAAGCTCAACAAGCTTTGTCTCCAGATTCTTTAAAGAAACTTCCTGAAATAGAACACTTCTTTAGAAAGTCTTATAGATCAATGATTGAAGAATGGGCTGATCATCAAATGAAAGTGGATGAAGAAAGATTTAAAATGCAGGAGTTAGAAGAAAGAGCTTTTAGAGATATGCTCATCACTGATAGAGAGTTCTGGCATTTTAAATTAAATGAAGATGATTATGAAGTGGAACTATGGAATCCTCTTCTTACATTTTATCATAAATCTCCAGATACACGTTATATATCAGAAGGTAACTGGATAGGAAAGACAGATATGATGTCTGTATCAGATGTTATTGATAAGTATGGTTGGATGATGACTCAAGAGCAATTAGAAGCTTTAGAAGTTATCTATCCTGTAAGATCAGCTGGATATGCTGTACAAGGATATCAAAATGATGGTACCTACTATGACCCAACTAGATCTCATGAATGGAATACACAGATGCCTTCTTTGGCTTATAGACAGTTTACTAGTTTATATGACAGTAAGTTAGGCACTGGTGATATTGTACAATGGATCTTATCAGACTCTGAAGATTTACAAGATTTTGGTAAATCATATATGTTACGTGTATCAACCATCTATTGGAAGTCACAACGTAAAGTGGGCCATCTTACTAAAATAAGTGAAGATGGTGAACTTAGTCAAGAGATTATATCTGAAGACTATAAAGTGGTTACTAAACCTGAATATAACACTGCTATATATAAACAAAAGACTAAAGATAATTTAGTTGTAGGAGAACATATAGATTGGATATGGATTAATGAAACTTGGGGTGGAATTAAAATTGGCCCTAATAGACCTACATTCTGGGGGATGAATAATCCTGGAGGTATCAATCCTATATACCTTGGTTTACATGGTGGTAAACCTGGTAAGCTTCCATTCCAATTTAAAGGAGACACTACATTGTATGGATGTAAACTCCCTGTAGAAGGAGCTGTATTTGGAGATAGAAACACACGTTCTGTATCTCTTGTAGATTTAATGAAGCCATTCCAGATTGGATATAACATTGTAAATAATCAGATAGCTGACATCCTAGTAGATGAACTTGGTACTGTTATCATGTTAGATCAGAATGCTCTACCACGTCATTCATTAGGAGAAGACTGGGGAAAGAATAATTTAGCTAAGGCTTATGTAGCAATGAAGAACTTCCAAATGTTACCTTTAGACACGTCTATAACTAATACAGAGAATGCTCTTAACTTCCAACACTATCAGGTGTTAAATCTAGAACAGACTCAACGTTTACTTTCTAGGATACAATTAGCCACTTATTTTAAGAATCAAGCTTTTGAAGTGATAGGCTTAAATCCTCAACGTATGGGAGCTCAGATAGCTCAACAACAAACAGCTACAGCTGTAGAGCAAGCTCAGAATGCTTCTTATGCACAAACAGAACAATACTTCATACAGCATAGTGATAACCTTATGCCTAGGGTGCACCAGATGAGAACTGACTTAGCTCAATACTATCATTCTAAGAAACCTAGTTTACGTCTTCAGTATATTACTTCTGCTGATGAGAAAGTTAATTTTCAAATAAATGGTATTGATTTACTATTAAGAGATCTTAATATCTTCTCTACTACTAAGACTAATACACGTGCTATTATGGAACAGCTTAAACAGTTGGCATTAAATAATAATACCACTGGAGCTTCTATATATGATTTAGGAAATGTAATTAAAGCTGAAAGTATAGCTGAACTTACAGATGTTCTTAAAGGTGCTGAAGAAAAAGTACAAGCTCAGAAACAAGCTGAGATGCAACAACAACAGCAAATGCAACAACAACAACAGGCTGCTGCTGAGAAACAATTACAGATGGCTCAACAATTTAAATCTGAAGAAGCTGAAAAAGATAGAGCTGCTAGAATTACAGAAGCTGAGATTAGATCTGCTGGGTATGGTGCACAGGTTGATATTAATAAGAATGCTCAATCTGATTATATGGATGCAATGGTTGATATTAGAAAAGAACAACAATATCAGGACACTATGAATTTTAAAAGAGAACAAGAGGTAAATAAGAATTCTAATGAGCAACAAAAGGCTGGAATTAAAAGAGAGGAACTTCAAACAAGACAGCAAATAGCTGACAAACAACTTCAAATAGCTAGAGAAAATAAGAACAAATGGGATTTTAAAGATAACTCTAGTAAAAAAGAAAAGTAATTATAGCTCTATAATCCATACCTTAGGTATTTAATTATTTACTTTTTGTAAATTTTTAGAGTTTAAGTTGTATATTAAATGTGTAGAGATAACAAATAAAAACCAATAATATATGCCTGAAAATCAACAACAAAATGTACAGACATCTGTACAAGAAGTAGACTTAGATATTGATAGCTGGTTAGGAGCCCCTGGTGCTGATAGCATTGTAACTCCAACTAAAGCTGCTGAAGAAACAAAACCTAGTATTTTTAGTTCTAAAGGAGAAGACTTAAGTTTCTTAGATGAACCAGATACTTCTACAGAAGAACAAAAAGAAACGTCACGTGAAACAATAGAGGTTCTTAATGATCTTGATAAAGATCTACTTGAAACTGAAGAAAGTGAAGAACCCACTGTTAAGAAAGCAGGAAGACCTAAAACAGAAAAGTCTGGTTTAGTAGAGTTCTTAAAGAAAAGAATAGAGTCAAATGAAATGTTTGCATTTGATGACTATGATGAAAAGAAAGAATCCCTTGATGACTACCTTGGTGGATTAGGGGAAAAAGATATAGAAGAGCTTTGGCAAGCTAACATTTCTAACTTAAAACAAGAAGTGGCTTCCAAAACTCCAGCTGAGTTCTTTGAAAGTTTACCGGAAGAATTACAATATGCTGCTAAATATGTAGCAGATGGTGGTCAGGATTTGAAAGGATTATTCCAAGCTTTAGCTCAAACAGAGCAAGTTAGAGAACTTGATCCTACAGATGACACTGACCAAGAATATATTGTAAGATCTTATTTACAAGCTACTAACTTTGGTGATTCTTCTGAAATAGAAGAAGAATTAACCACTTGGAAAGATTTAGGTGTTTTAGAAAAGAAAGCTAAACAATTTAAACCTAAGTTGGACCAAATGCAAGAAGAAGTTCTTCAGTATAAAATAGCTGAACAAGAACAAAAGAAAGCTCAACAAGAAGCTGCAGCTGATGCATATATGCAGAATGTATTTGAAGCTTTAAGACCTGCAGAAATTAATGGTCTTAAATTAGATAAGAAAACACAAGCTCAGTTGTATAGTGGATTGGTTCAACCACAATATCCTTCAATATCAGGACGTCCTACTAACTTATTAGGTCATCTTTTAGAGAAGTATCAGTTTGTGGAACCTAACTATCCTTTAATAGCAGAAGCTCTTTGGTTACTTTCTAACCCTGATGAGTACCGTGGAAGCCTTATGAAACAAGGTAAAACACAAGCTGTAGAACAAACCGTGAGACAATTAAAGACAGAACAAGCTCGTAAGAGTACAAGTTCTTACCAAGAAGAAGAAGATAACAAGCCTAGAAAGATTTCTAGACCTCAAAATATTTTTAAAAGATAGTTTTATTATTAACCCTTAAATTTTAAAAGCCCTATGGCAACTCCAGTTTTAAACAATGGGATATTCCTACGTGATAACCAGTATCATACTAGTTCTCATGTTGACTCCTATCACTTATCAAACTTACTAAAGTCTGCTGAACCTACTGATTTAGGTCCAGTTGATCTTTGGGCAATGGCTCAAAAGGTAGAAATGCCTTTGTACCAAATGTCTTCTTTTGGTGGTAAGAATGTGATTATGGTTGACAATGCACGTGGTGAATACAAATGGCAAATTCCCGTGGCCCAAGATCTTCCTTATATAGTTGAAGATATTGAATCAGGTAATACCACTAAAGGTATTGATGGACAAACGTTCAAGATTAAATTGAACAAACGTACTTTTGGACATGGTGATATCATCACTTATGACAAGTACAATGGTGTGGAAATGTACATCACTGCTGATGATGTTATCCCTACAGGTGATAGCTTCATCTACACTGTACAATTAGTAAACAATGACAATGCTAAATTCTTGGATAACAAGTATTTAACAATTGGTACTAAGATCTTCCGTAAAGGTTCTGCACGTGGAGAATACGGAGAAAGATTTTCTGATCTTGGTTCAGTGTCAGCAGGTTTCCGTGAATTCTATAACTATGTTGGTGGTGCTGAAGCTCACGTTCACTATTCTATTTCTAGTCGTGCTGACTTGATGTTGAAAGGTGGTATGAAAGCTGATGGTACAGTTCCTGTAGTAGAATTGTGGAGAAACTTTGATAAGAGTGTTGATCCTTCTATCACTAGCTTAGAGCAAATGGGTAAGGACAAAATTAAAGCTGCTTATCAATCAGGTCAATTAACACGTTCTTTCTTGACTACTTTGGAAGCTGCTCACTTAACTAAAATTGCTAATGACATTGAGACTTACTTAATGTGGGGTCAAGGTGGTAAGGTTAAACAAGATGGTCCAGATGATATTCGTTTATCAGTGGGTCTTTGGAAGCAATTAGATAACTCTTACAAGAGAATCTACAACAAAGCTTCTTTCAACTTAGACTTGTTTAAATCTGAAATCTTCAACTTCTTCAATGGTAAGGTTGAATTCCAAGGTCCAGATCCTAAACGTAAGCTTGTTGTACAAACAGGTATGGGTGGTATGAAAATGGTTAATGAAGCTATTAAGAAAGAAGCAGTTAATTCTGGTTTGATTATTAATGCATCTGAAATCGGAGCTATCACTGGTAAAGGAATGGACTTGAACTTTGGATATGCTTACACTCAATACGTTATTCCATTCTTGGCTAACGTTCAGTTTGTATTGAATCCAGCTTTTGATAATGTTCATACAAATGATATTGAGAACCCAATCATTGATGGTTTCCCATTATCTTCATATAATTTTATTATCTTTGATATCACTGATAACACTAATGATAACATCTACTTATTGAAGTTGTCTTGGGATAATCAATTGAAGTGGTTCTATCAAAATGGTACTATGGATTATATGGGACGTACACAAGGATTCCAGTCTTCTGGAAACTTTAACGGATACCGTGTGTTTATGACTCAAACTATGCCAGCTATCTGGGTTAAAGATCCAACTAAAGTGTTGAAGATCGTTATGAGAAACCCAATCACTGGAGGATCATTCTAATTAAAACAGTACTCAGGTGCATACCGTAAGATCTGCACCTGGGTCTTTTTATATTGATTATTCATAATTTAAAAATAAATAACATGGCAGGTAATCCTAAAACTAAGAAGTCTGTTGCAATCAAAGGTGCTGAAGCTGCTAAAGCTAAAGGTGTTAAGGTTGGTCTTAATCCTAAAGCTGGTGTTCAATCAAGTGCTCCTAAGATGAAAAAAGGTGGAATGGTTGGCAAAAAGAAATGTTAATATAGTTGGTAGGCAAGAGGAACTTTAAAAAAGACCTTTTGCACACTTACTGACTGGTCTCCCCTCTATAGATAGTATCTGTAGATCACCTATTGTAGGCATACCACCCTGATCAGGTGAAGAGTTTGCAACTCTTATTAGGTTCTAGATTGTAAAATAATTACTGAATCATCGGAATATTTCCGATAATTAATACAAAATAAACCAAAAAACCAAACAAATGAGTAGTGTAACCTTAGTGGAATCATACCCACAGAACAAAAAGTCAACAATTGCAATCCGTCCCTTTTTTGATTCTAATGTAGATAATATGGGACTTCAGAAGTACGGATTAAGTTTATTTGAAGGTGCTTTCCATGAAGAACAATTATCTTGTTTAGAAATTAATGGAATTAAACGTTATGTAACAGGGTTGAATGAATTTGCTCCAGAAGTAAAACTTCTTCCTCCTGATGAACAAGAAGCTAAAATTAAAGAAATCCGTAGAGTGGTTTCTTACTTAGAAAAAGCATTAGCTGCTAATGTGGTTGAACCTGATGATAAAGATTTCTGGAATAAGATAACACTTCTTAAACCTAATAACTCAGAACTTTGGGATAAGATAAGAATAAGAGTGGGAAATGAACCTGTGTATTTGGAACCTGAAAAAGACCCATACGATTTAATTAAGTTGTATTCTATAGAGGCTGGTGGGTTTTCAATGATTTGTAAATCTTTAGAAGAAGCTAGAGGTAGAAATATTCCAGCTAAATTCTACTTAGATAATTTAGAAGAAACAGCTTCAGTGAAAACAGAAGTTAAGAAGCTTAGAAATAAAGCTCTTTCAGAACTTCAAAAGTTATTTGACAAGAATCAGAATAAGTTATTCTACATTGCTAAGGCTTTAGATGCTAACAGTGCTCAGTATAAAAAGTCTACTCCTAATGATATTATCTATGATAACATGGATAAATATATTAATGGAGAAGCTGTAGAAAAAGATAAGAAGAAAACAGCTCAAAGATTCCTTGATTTAGTTAGTCTAGACATGGAAGCTTTAAAGATAAGAGCTATTGTAAAAGATAGTAGTTACTATAAGTTTATCTCTACTAAAGCTGATGGTTTCATCTATCATATGGAAACAACAACTATGTTGGGACGTACTATAGTAGATGTAGCTGAATATCTAAAGAATCCTTTAAATGAAGAAATTCTTATAGATCTTACTAAAAAAGTGGAAAGATATTGGAATCAATAAAAATTAATAATTATGAAAGCTGGTGGTAAAAAACTTGGTGCTTCTAAGAAACAACCTTGTACAGGTTGTGGAGACAAAGGAATAGTTAGTTATATGAAAGGAAAAGCTGCAGCTAGTTCAGCTTTTAAAAAATTCCAATCTGGTAAAGGTCCTGTTAAATCTTCTAAAAAGAAATAATTATGAAACGTAAGTATAGTTCAGCCCCAATGGCTACTA